GAAGAACAAACCAGACAGCACATTCGGAGCGAAGTTGAGCGATGCGATGTTGTTTCTGGAGAAACAGAAGATGTATCCGACACCTCAAGCGTCGGATTGGAAGAACATGGACACAGCGAATCAGAAGATGTTATCCAACACCGTAAAGAAACTGTTTCCGACACCGACATCCAGGGATCACAAAGGTGGTTACCAAGGTGGGAGAATCAGGAAGGGGAAAGTGAGTTGGGACACACTGGATGTGGCAGTACAGCACACTTACAACAAGGAGAAAACTGGTGGCAAACTCAATCCGAACTTTGTGGAGTTCCTTATGGGATTTCCTATGAACTGGACAAAGGTAGAGTCGGAAGAATCAAAGGATTAGGTAACGCTATCGTACCTCAAATAGCCTGGTTTATTGGTAATGCTATAATTAACGCAGAAAAAAAGTCTTGAATGTCAGTCAATTTGATGTAATATTAAATTGTTTACTTACAACGGGAGACTTATGAACGAGGATCTATATAAATTATTAAGTGAAACGATGGAAAAGAATAATAAAGAAGTTTTTTCTTTGTTAAAGATTATCCACTTTTACGAAACAGTTTTATTTGAGCTTAAATTAATGACAGATAAACAATTGTTATTGAATGAATCTCAATCAAAAAAAGCTGAATTTGTTAAACAATTAATAGATTTAGCAGAAAATAGGACAGAAAAGTTAATGAATGTGAATCTTTATGATTTATACAAACAACAAGCTTTACTGCCAAAAAAAGCTATCACACGACCACAGCAACGCACAAAAATGCAACGCACTCATTTGGATATTTATAAAGTGTATGATTCATTTGTATGTGGCGATGAAGTTAGTCTAAAAGATAGAAAACTTAACTGACAACTAGGGGGTAAATATGTTAGATAAACGAAAACTCACAGATCTTAAAAATTTTTGTGAATACGCAGAGAATTTACAAACTACGGTAGCATGGTTGACTATGTATCTTAAAACACATGAAAAATTAAATGTTACACAACACGATTGGGTTAAATTAGAAACTGCAAAAGAAACGGGAGTTAGTTTGGATCAACTCTTACAAAAGCACAGTTCTTTACTTGAACAACTGAATAAAGAACTTTAAGATAATAGTATATGGGAGTTTATTATGTCTTGTTTAAATAAAGAAAGATTACTAGAAGAGTTATATAATAAGTTTATTAATTTAGGTTTATCGGATATTGATGCCCAAATTGCTGCAGAGGTAGAATTAGAAAGCTATCCAGATTTACAAGTGGTAGACGAGTATTACACCGACATACCTTTTGAAGATTAATTTCATTGTCAAGCCCCCCGCTTGACCCTCTTGGATGACACACCTACCATTTTGTGTCATCCTTTTTTTTATGGAACCTAAAAAAACAATTAAGAACATAGATTGGAGTGAAGTATTTGACAAAGAATTTTTCGCTCAAGGTTTGGTTGACCCTGAAACTTTGTCTGGGTTTGAGCGTTGTCATTTTTTGAACACTTTGTATGAGGATTATCTCTTTTACGAAAAGCAAGGTTACGATGGTGAATTTTTACGCTTGTATGAAACTGCTCTATCGTATATGGTTCAGTTATATGGACACTAATATGATGTGCTTATGGACGAGAGTAATAAAAGCGTTGAATCTTATCAACTACACGCTGATTTTATAAATGATAACAGTTATCTCCCGGAAACACGCCTTTGGCGACGAGTCATTGCTCACGCTTTGGAAGATACTTTAATAGAAAGCCACGAACGAAAACCATCCGTTGCTAAAGCCATTGCTCACAATTGGATTTTAGAACAAGGTAGAGATTTTCAACACGCTTGTTACTGGGCAGATTTAGATCCAGACAATGTTCGTGATATTTACCTGCGATTAATACGCCAGGGCTTAGTCAGGTTTAGTAATAGACAGCTAAAATGGCTTGAATACCAGCGTTTATGGAAAAGATTGAACATGAGCCACGGATCAAGGCAAAAAAGGCAAATAAGGGCAAAAATAAGAGACCTACGCTGTTTAATTATGGAATCATCTACCACATACCACACCACATTGTTCATAGATCCTTTAAAAATATAACTAAAACTTGATTTACTGACACATTAATTATAACATTAGGGCGTTCTTTGTTTTTCTTTCATTGGAACATTGAACTCCTTGTTGTTTAAAGTTGGTTGAGGGGTACCTGGCTCATTTTGTTATCTTCCGGGTTATTAATACCAGGTATCCTGAAATCACATTCCATTTAGCATGGATGACAAGCTAACCACATAAATTGTTTTGGAGATATTATGAACTTTTACTGGTTGGCAAAAATTCGTGCTGCAAGAGGTACTCGTCGTTTATATTATAAAGGTTTGACATTGAATAAATAACTTGTTTTAAGTATTTGTTTTTGTTATAAACCTTGAATATGAGTCGTTATCATTATAAAACGCCCGACTATAATAAAAAATCTGCTAAAGGTCGTACACGCTCTGCTGACAAAATTGTTGACCTCACAGACCATTTTTTAGTTGAGTGGCATGTCATGATGGCGGGTCGTCGTTCGTTTTATGTTCGTGATGCTAAAGTTAACTGCCTGTTGGTCAATTATTCTAAAAAAGGCAGTCATTCTTACGCTTACGACTATCGTTCAGGTTCGGTGCATAAGTCAAAAGTCTTTGGTTACTTTCCAAGTATGACGGTAAGTGAAGCCAGGGAAAAAGCTCGTGAAATACAAAAGCGTTGTATTGAAGAGGGTTTGGAGTATGACGAGTTGTTTGAAGTACATCGTTTTCCTGCCATGATTTATTTTCTACAAAGTGATGACAAGATCAAGATTGGTAAATCCAATGATATTTGGAATCGTATGCGAGACCTGGTTGGCTCACAAGAGGGTGTTTTTTTATTAGGTATGCGAGAACAAAGTGATGTGATTACCGAAAGCAAGTTACACCACATTTACCGGGCTTTTCGTCAGCGAGGTAATGAATATTTTGAAAGAAATTACCTGTTATTAGAATTTATTCAGCGTTGGTGTGTGGCCAGAGCCAGTGATTCTGATATTAAAAAACTCCTTATAAGGCACGAAACCGAGCTTTATGTAGATAAATAACTACAAAACACTTGAAATTTGCTTACATTATGTTAAACTTTAGGTACTTTTAATAATGATGGAGAATGAAAATGGGTAGAGGCACACCAGAAGAAGATTTAAACACATACATGGACAACCAGGATCAGCTGGAAGCAGAACTTAATGAAGAAGAAAAACACGCAGAAGATGTAGCTTGGGGCATACATGAATATATAGATTCAGCACAACAAATGTTGTCTGCTAATTGTTCAGATGATATGGAAGTAAGTCATCAAGTAAATAATCATGTACTTAGGATTGATATCAATATGTCAGAGGTAGAGTCAGAAACATTGACAAAGTACATCAATAGTGTGGGTAGTAGATTTGTAAGAGTAAAAGTATTAGACGAGGATTAAAACTTAAGGAGATAGAATGGGAAGGAAAACTAAGTTAGAGCAGTATCTAACTGTTGAAGAGTTAGAGTCAAGACCGATGCGTGTAGATTTTGACGATGACCGTGAGTATCATCGTGCGTATGACAAGTGGTATAGGACCACGGGTCATGGATCAAGGGCAAAACGGCTCAATAATGAGTATCACTATGAAACAATAACCAAGGTTAAAAGGCAAAAAGCCAGGTTAGAAAAAAACCTGGAGACAGGATAATTTCCAAAATTCCAAAATTCTTATAATGTAGTTACTTACAAAAAAAACTTTAAAAGTAAAAAAGTTTTTAAATATATTTTAGGAAATTAGGAAAAATAAGCAAATATAGTATATATACAATACAATATATAATACATTATTAGGAATATTTTAGGAATAATTCCTAAAAAATAGGAATATATATACAATTTTCGATCGTTATTACTAGAAAAAGTTTTTATTTTTTTTATTTCTAAGTATTTACATTATAGGAATTTGGAATATAGTGTTGCTTATGGCTAGTAAATTAATAGAAAAGCGAACAGAAAAAGATTTGACCACCAAACAAAAGAAGTTTTTGAAACTACTTGTTAAAAATTGGGGTTCAATAAGCCAGGTTGAAGCTGCACAAAAAGCCGGGTATGGCAAAACTTATAGATCTGCCGCAACTATTGCCTCTAAAATGCTTGACGCAAGTATCAATCCACATATTGCTCGTGCTTTAGAAAATATGTTGGCAAAAGAATCTCAAAAATATGAAAAAGATAAGTTAAGAAGATATAAAACTTTTGAAAGATTAAGAGACGGTGCTGAAGTAAAAGGTCAGTATACTGCTGCAATTAATTCAGAGTACAGATCTGGGCAATTGGCAGGACTTTTTGTTGATAAAAAAGAGATCCAACATTCTACTCTTGAGGGCATGTCTCGTGAACAACTTGAACAGAGACTCCAGGAATTAGAATCTAAAATTGGGGCAAACACTATTGTAATTCAGGGTGAGGTTGTAGAGGAAAGTTAGTTTTGATTTTCAACACACTGTTTTATGATACGAATATTTCTTAATATATCTTCTGGGTGAACTTCTATATGAGTTATGTTGTTTATATCTGTATGAATAATCTTTGCTTCAGATTCTTGAAGTAGTTTTTTTGTAAAAGCCTGGTAGTAAGCATTTTCAAACTTTTTTCTCACTTTTTTTGGCAAAGCAACATAAAAATAAATAAATTTATCATGATCTTCTGATGTTTCAATATCAAAAATATCAATTTCAAGTTTATTATGTTCGTTTAAATAAATATCCATAAATAAAGCACCTTATTTGTTTAAATTATACCTTTAATATGGTATTTTTCATCAAATATGTCAATAAATGAGTCAAAATTGTGGACTTTTATCAAAGAGAGTCAAAAAATACATAAAAACTGGCATTTTTTTAGGCTAGAAAGCCGTACTATCAACGGAATACCTGATGTTCACGGTTGCATGAATGGGCAACCTTTTTGGGTTGAATTAAAAGCCATAGATGCTAAAAATAAAGGACTTTCTAAATGGCAGTGGAATTGGCACATTGATTACCATAGAGCTGGGGGTAAATCATTTATTCTTAATGCCAATGACAAGGAGTCATGCTACGAAATTCTAGTGATCCGTGAGCCGAGGGACTTGGTCCTGGTTAAATCATATCCATATGACCATAACCATAACCATATCGCAACCATAACCGAGATCCTCATAACCATTTCTCAATCATAACCATAACCATAACCATAATCATATTTTATCTATACTTTTTCATATCCTGGTGATGCAACAGAATCAATAATCCTAAAGCTGTAAAAATTAAACCTGTTGCAAAGCCAAAAATAAATACCATCATCATTGTTTTTCTCCATCATATTTTTCAATTACAGAATCATAAACCATAACCTGGACTTTTTTACCGGGATAGTTTTCCTGGGACCATTTTTTTATGGCCAGGTCAAGATAAGCATAGTCCTGGTCTTTAAAGTTTACCTGCCAGTGTAGCTTCAGGACTCTCTCACGAGAGTCCCTAACTGCTAAATTAACTTTCATCCTTTTGCCACCTCTATTTTTTCAAACTCCTTTTCCCAACCTACTCTTAAAACTGGGCAATCTTTGTCGTCGTTACTTGCGAACAATGCTCCACCATCATTTCCTTCATCATCTTGAGATGGATATATCCATGTGCCGTCGTCAAGTAATAAACAAATAGGGGCAGAGTCCCACCCCATTTCTTCACAATCTTCACTGGACATATATTGCACTTTTATAATCTTTTTACCGACAAAATCTTTCTCGGCTTTTTCCCACCATCGTGCATATCTATTTTTCATTTTGTACTCCTTAGTTATCGTTTAAAGAACCTAAAATATACCACATGTCAGCAAATATGTAAACTAGAAAAATACTACTTCTAGTTTCTTAACAAAACCATCTTCATAAGTAGCATAAACATCATAGCCACCATCTCCATATCCAGTTGACGATACCACT